GGGAAGATGAGGAGGGGCGCAGCCCCCCAGTTTTCTTTTTGTGTGTGCAAAATTGGAGCTTTCCAGAGGGAAGAGGCATTTACGCAAAAAAAGGGTTTACTATTTTTGTAGTTTCTCTACTTAGTTTAAACTAAAAATAAGACAAATAATGGGCAAAGGCAGACCAGCGAAACCTACGCAATTAAAAAAAATGGCAGGAACAGATCAGCCCTGCAGAATAAATCCTAATGAGATGCAAGTATCTCTCCTGGCTAATATACCAGAGCCACCATTTCAATTAAATGAGTATGGATCTCATGAGTATAATATTGTATGCATAGAGCTGCATAGTAAAAGAATGCTGCATTTAGTAGATTTAGCTCTAGTTACATCCTATGCTAATGAGATGGGTACTTATATTGAGATGGAAAATTACCTAAAATTAAATGGCAGAGTAGACGAGTTTTTTAATGAGGATGGAGCATTGACTAGAAGAACTCAGAAACCAGAGCAAAGGATAGCTACAGATAGCTTAAATAAAGCTTTAAAAATAGCTTGTCAATTTGGATTAACTCCATCAGCTAGGACCAGAATCTCAGCTCCAGAGATAATAGATAACACATTTAAGTTATGAAAGAGTACTATTTTGATGAGGAGGCTGCAGATAAAGCAGTAGAATTTATAGAGGGTTACTTAACACATACAAAAGGAGAGTTAGCTAAAACTCCATTTATATTACAGGAATATCAAAAGGACCAGATTATACGGCCGATGTTTGGCTGGAAGTGTGCAGATGGTTCTCGTAAATTTAGAACTAGCTTTATATTTTTGCCTAGAAAGAATGGTAAATCTACATTAGCTGCAGCTATTATTTTAACTCTATTATACTTAGACGATGAATTCGGAAAGGAGCTATATAGTGCAGCAAATGATAAAGAGCAGGCTAAATTAGTATTTGAGTGTGCTAGAGTAATGAATGAGAATAATCCAAAGCTAGATAAATATGTAGAGATATTTAAAAATAGTATAGTATATAATTCTCAAGGCTCATTTTACAAAGCTATCTCTAGGGAAACATCTACAAAGCATGGTTTTAATGCATCTGGCTTTATATACGATGAGCTGCATGGAATGAAAGACGATGGAACAGAGAATTTATGGCAAGTATTAGAAACAAGTACAGGAGCTAGAAAGCAACCATTAGCCATAGCTATTACTACTGCAGGGTTCGATAAATACTCTGCATGTTATAAGATGTATAGCTATGCATGTGATGTAAGAGATGGAATTATAAAAGATGAGCAATTTCTGCCAGTAATATTTGAAGCCGATGCAGATGCAGATATAGCAGATCCTGCTACATGGGAACAAGCTAATCCAGGTTTAGATGTATCATTAAAGCGATCATATATGGAGAGAGAGGCAAAAAAAGCCTTATCTCAGCCTAGTTATGAGAATATATTTAGAAGATTACATCTTAATCAATGGACCACATCGGAAACTAGATGGATAAATGATACAGATATTGTAGCCTGCAATGGTACTATTTCAGAGGAGATGTTACTACAGAATCCCTGCTATGGAGGCTTAGACTTAGCATCTGTAAGAGATTTAACATGCTTATCTTTGTGCTGGAGGATTGGAGAAAAGATAATATTTAAGCATTGGACCTTTATCCCAGAGGATAAATTTGAGGGTAGAACTGCAGGAAACGATGGAGTAAATTACATGGATTGGGCAGAATATTTAGAGGTAACTCCTGGCAATGTAACAGATTACAACTTTGTTAAGGCTAAAATATTTGAAGTTTGCGAAAAATATCAAGTACAAAGTATAGCATTTGATAGATGGAACTCAAGCCAGTTAGTAATAGAATGTATAGAGGAGGGCTTAAAAATGAGTGCTTTTGGTATGGGTTATAAGAGTTTATCTCCTGCAGCAAAGGAAATAGAAGCTAAAGTACTTACAAATGATTTAATCTACTTTAATGATCCATTGATAAGATGGCAATTTAGTAATGTACAACTAGAAACAGATCCTGCAGGAAACATAAAGCCAAACAAGGCTAAAAGCTCAGATAAAATAGATAGTATTATGGCTATGTGCATGGCAGTAGGAGAGGAGATGTACTCTGAAGCTCCAGTAGTGAGTAAATACACTAGAGATGGTAAAGGCTTTTTTACCATTTAACTATTGCTTTATACAAAATTATTAATTAATTTGCAAAAAAATATATTTAATGGCATTTTTTGACTTTCTAAAAAAATCTACTAAAGCTCCAGAGGAGAGAAACTATGTAGATTATAGAATGGGATTAAATCTAAATCCTAAGCAGGTATTAGTTACTCCAGATTCTGCATTAACACTAACTGCAGTATATGCAGCAGTAAGAATTATAGCAGAAACTATAGCTCAATTACCATTAAATTACTATAAAAAAACTGATGCAGGGAGAGAGATAGATTCAGATAGCAGCCTGCAGTATTTAATACATTCAGAGCCAAACCAAACGCAAACTAAGTACGTTTTTTGGGATTGCTTTATATCTACTATGATACTCTATGGTAATGCATATGCATATATAGAAAGAGATCAGAGAGGCTTACCATTAGCATTAACTTTAATACATCCAGACGATGTAAAGCTAATTATTAAAAATGGTAGAGTAACCTATGAGATTAGAGGAGGTGCTATTTACGATGCATCCGATTTTATACATATACCAGATATGACTTTAGATGGTTATAATGGTATATCTAGGATTACTATAGCTGCAGATAATATAGCTTTAGGTATAGCTGCACAAACTTATGGTAAAAATTTCTTTGAAAGTGGAGGTAAAATATCTGGAGTACTTAGGCATCCAGGACAATTAGGTACAGAGGCTATGCAGGCCTTGTCTGGGCAATGGCATTCTACTTATCATAGTGGATATAATGGCTCATTTAAAACTGCAGTACTAGAGGAGGGAATGGATTACAAGCCTATACAATTAGGCCCAGATCAAGCTCAATTCCTAGCTACTAGAAAATTTAGTATCTCAGAGATTGCTAGACTAATGAGAGTGCCACCACATTTATTAGGAGATTTAGAGAGAGCTACATTTAGTAACATCGAGGCACAAGGAATAGAATTTGTGCAGTTTTGTATAGCTCCTATTTTAGTTAAAGTAGAGCAGGAACTAAACAAAAAACTAATCTTTGAGAATCTAAAAGGGCAGCGATATTTTGAGCATTCAACTCATGCATTGATGAGAGGAGATTCTAAGAGCAGAGGGGATTACTATGCTAAGCTATTTAGTGTAGGAGCATTATCTCCTAATGAGATTAGAAGAAAAGAAAATTTGAACGATGCTAAAGATGGAGATGGGCATTATGTACCTATGAATATGATCAAAACGGATCAGAAACCTAAAGAGGTAAAGCCTAAGGAAGCTAATCCTAAAAAAGAAATAATTAAAGAGGATGAAACAGAAGAACTTAAAGAATAATTTAGAAGTTAGGCAATTTGAATGCCAGGAGTTAAGAGCTGAGAATACTGCAGAGGGTGTTATCGTTAGAGGTTACGCAGCAGTATTTGATAGCTTGTCTGAGGATTTAGGAGGCTTTAAAGAAACGATAAATAGATCTGCATTTGATGGAGTACTGCAAAACGATGTAGTAGCTTTATTAAATCATGATAACAATATAGTGTTTGGCCGTACAAGCTCTGGAACTTTAAAGCTCTCAGTAGATGAGAGAGGATTAGTATCAGAGATTAAGATGCCTAATACACAGGCAGCAAAGGATACTATTGCTCTCATGGAGAGAGGAGATATATCTAAGATGAGTTTTGGATTCTATGTAGATAAGGATAATTGGGAGGAATCGGAGAGAGGTTTTGTTAGAGAGGTTAAGGAGGTAAAGAGGCTGGTAGATGTCAGCATCGTTACAAGGCCAGCCTATAATGATACATCTGTAGGATTAAGATCATTAGACTTATTTAAAAACAATAAGAAAGAGAATCCAGGAATAAGTAAATTAAAATTTAAACTATTAAAATTAAAGTAATGAAAAAAACTATTAAGCAACTAAAAGATTCTAAAAATGCTGCATTAAATACTATGCAGAATTTGATAGATAGTGCAGAATCTGAAGATAGAAACCTATCAACAGATGAGCAAAACGCATGGAATGAAGCAGAGAAAACTGCTACAGATATGACTGCTAGAGTAGATCGTTTAGAGCGTTCTATGAATCTAACTAAGACTCCTGTAGTGCCAGTTACATTTGAAACTCAAAACGTAGCAAAGAGTGATAAAGATCTAAAGAGATTTAGTTTTACTGCAGCTTGCCAGGCAGCTTACAATGGCCAAATGGATGGTATAGTAGGAGAGATGCA